CGAGCTATTCAAAGAAATGCGTGCGTCGCTGGGCGGCGCTCCTGCTTTGAGTCGTCGTCAAGACGACATCGGTGCTAAACTACAAGACCGTGTCGATAATGATTTCGATGCGCTGGTCAAAGAGTACAACAGGCTTGACGGTACTGATGGCGGCAAGGTGCTGGACACTGACATTGCACGGGAGCTGTCACCTGAATACCGTGCCGACCGTTCACGCGCAGGCGAAGTGCATGAAGCCGTCAGCAGTTTCATCGACAAGCTTTATCAAGAGCGGATCGAGAACACCAGTCCCGATGGCGTTGTCGTGTTCATGGCCGGCGGCGGTGGTGCAGGCAAGTCCAGTGCTGGCCAGTTGCTGGCCGACGTATTCGAGACAGCCGACATCGTTTACGACGGCACGCTGTCAACCTACAACAAAGCCGAGAGACGCATCCAGACTGCGCTCGATGCAGGCCAAGACGTTTACATCTCCTACATCTACCGTGAACCCGTAGACGCTCTGCGCAATGGCGTCCTGTCTCGCGCCATGAAGACTGGCCGCACGGTTCCTCTGGACGGTCTGGTCAAAGGCCATGCCGGTTCCAGCGAGACGGTGAATCGCCTGCAAGAGAAGTTCGGCAACGACCCGGCGTTCAAGATATTTGCGATCGACAACTCCAGAGGTGTCGGGAAAGCAACACTTGTACCTTTGGAAGACATCCCCCGTGTTAAGATGGAGGGGCTTAAAGAGGAGTTTGAAAATGCGACCAACGAAGAGTACGAAGCCGGTCGAATCAGTGAAACGGTCTACCGAGCGACCGTCGGAGAAAGTGTTGCTGCGGCGCAAGCTGATCGAAAGCAAGATGAAGAAGGTGTTCGCAGGCGGGGCGAGTTTGGCGGGGAAAGAAACGCCGTAAGCTTTAGCAAGCGCAACATCTTTGGCCAGCCTGCACCGCTGGCAAACTGGACCGCACCGCTTGAGACCAAAGCAGACACCGTCCTTTACGCCCTACAAAATAAACAGATCGACACCAAGCGTGTCATCGAGGCGATCACCCAAGCCGGCACCCGAATAGAAAACGACTGGAACGTTTACCTTCAGGAAGAACTGTTCCATGGGCGCACGGCCAAGCAGACCACCGACTTCCTACAGACTGAACTCCGACCACTGGTCGAGGACATGCAAAGGCGCAAGGTTACTCTCGCCCAGTTGGAAGAGTACCTGCACAACCGTCACGCCGAAGAACGAAACAAGCAGATTGCCAAGGTCAACCCGAACATGCCAGACGGCGGATCGGGTATCGACACCGCTGACGCAAAGGCTTACCTTGCCGGCCTGACTCCTGATCAGAAACGCAACTTCACTGCGCTGGCTGCACGCATCGATGCGATCAACCAGAACACCCGCGACTTGCTGGTGAACTCTGGCCTTGAGTCTCAAGAGACCGTCGATGCATGGGAGAAAGCCTACTCAAACTACGTGCCCCTGTACCGTGACGACATTGACTTCAGCACGCAGGGCGCAGGCGGTATGCGTACTGGTCAGGGCTACAGCGTCAGGGGCGGTGCCAGCCGTCGTGCCATGGGTTCGAAGAAAACAGTCATCGACATCCTCGCCAACATCGCCATGCAGCGTGAGCGCACGATCGTCAGGGCTGAGAAGAACCGTGTCGCTATGTCTCTCTATGGTCTGGCTGTTCAAAACCCGAACACGGACTTCTGGCTGGCGATTGACCCGGCTGGGCAGAAGGACCCGAACCGGGCGATGGCGGACCTGATGACCTTGGGCATCAGCCCACTGGACGCAAAGAACATTATCGAGGAACCGAAGCAGCGTTACGTCGATCCGAACACCGGCCTTGTCGCTGAACGTATCAACCCTGCGATCCGGTCCAACCCGATGGTAGTTGCAGCGCGTGTCGATGGCGTAGAGAAGTACGTGTTCTTCAATGCCAACGATGAGCGGTCGCAGCGTATGGCTTCAGCTCTGAAGAACCTTGACGCTGACCAGCTCGGGTACATCACGGCAAACTTCATTGCCCCGGCAACGCGCTGGTTCGCCAGCGTGAACACGCAGTACAACCCGATCTTTGGCGCGATCAACTTCATTCGCGATTCCAAGGGCGCGATGTTTAACCTGTCTACGACAGCGATCGCTGGCCAGCAGAAGGCTGTTGCTGGCGGTGTGTTCCCTGCGATGAAGGGAATCTACCAAGCCACACGGGCAGAGCGCAAGGGCCGGCCTGCACCGGCTGGGTCCTACGCCCAGTTGTGGGAAGAGTTCCAAGAGGTGGGTGGCCAGACAGGTTATCGCGACCAGTTCGTCAATTCAGAGGACCGGGCAAAAGCCTTGCAGCGCATGCTCGACCCGGCGTCGTGGGCGAACTCGCCTTTGGGTAGAGTGTTCACCGCAGGCGGTACCTTGAAGGTGCCGATGGAAGTCGCACGCAAGACAGCAGCGCCGCTGTTTGACTGGTTGTCGGATTACAACCAGACCATGGAAAACGCGGTCCGCTTGTCCGCCTATAAGGTCGCTCTGGATAGGGGCCTGTCCAAGGAAGAGGCTGCCAGCGTTGCGAAGAACCTGACGGTCAACTTCAACCGCAAGGGCCAGATGGCCACACAGGCTGGCGCATGGTACGCCTTCTTCAATGCCGCTATCCAAGGTAGCGCACGCCTGATCGAAACCCTGCGCGGTCCGGCAGGCAAGAAGATTATTGCCGGCGGTTTGATGATTGGTACGGCGCAGGCTTTCCTGTTAGCTGCTGCCGGGTTTGACGATGATGAACCGCCAGACTTTATCAAAGAGCGCAACCTGATCATACCTCTGGGCACCGGTGGTAAGTACCTCACCCTGCCAATGCCGTTGGGCTTTAACGTGATCCCCAACACCAGCCGTGTCATGACCGAGTGGGCGTTGTCGGGATTCAAGAATACGCCGAAGCGGATCGGTCAGATCACGGGTGCGTTCCTTGAAACGTTCAACCCGATCGGTAACTCGGGCTGGAGTGTTCAGACCTTGGCACCGACCATCGTTGACCCACTGGTTGCGCTGGCTGAGAACAGAGACTTTACTGGCAAGCCGATCGCGAAGAAGGACCGGAGCGATCTGTCTCCTACCCCCGGCTATACCAGAACGAAGGACACGGCAAGCTGGTTCTCGAAACAGTTTTCGTACTTCCTCAATCTTGCAACAGGCGGCACCAACTACAAGCCGGGATTGTTCAGCCCGACGCCTGACCAGATCGATTATCTGATCGGGCAGATCACTGGCGGCGTTGGTCGTGAAGCGATGAAGATCGAACAGTCGATCACGGGCGCGGTCAAGGGTGAAGAGGTTGCGCCTTACAAGATACCTATCGCAGGTCGATTCTATGGCGACACTCAGGCAACCGCCAATATCTCTGGCAAGTTTTATGAGAATCTCACGATGCTCAATAAACACGAAGCCGAGATCAAGGGCCGCAAGAAAGATCGCGAAAGCCTCGGTGATTATTACGAACAGTATCCTGAAGCACGCCTGTATGAGAAAGCAAACTCGATTGAGTCCGACATCAAATCTTTGAACAAACGTTTGAAAGAATTGAAAGACAAAAAAGCGTCAGACGAATCAATCAAGATTGTCAAAACTCAGATCACGTCAAAGATGAAACGTCTCAACGACATGGTGAAGGAAGTGGAGAAGTAATCATTCTCCACGACCGTCATAGGTGACATCGGTGGTGTCACCTAATCTCCACTTCGCTTTGTCTTCGACCTTGTACTTTGTCGTTGCAACTTTGAAGTCAGGGAGTTTGATCTCCGATGGATTCAAAGCTGCGTCAAAGAACTGGCATCGGTTGTTCGGTTGCAATGCGAACTGGCCGTTGTCCAGTGCGATCAGGTTGTAGCTCTTGTGTTCATCCATCGACTCGACAAAAGTGAAGTCGGGTATCCGAGGATCGGGATGGCATCCGTCCAGCGTGAACATGTACACACCCTCATACATCTGCTTGTTCTTAGCAAAGAACCTTGCACGTAGACCAGAGAGCAGCGGCTTCTCAACAACGGTCACGTAGTAAGACAAGGCATCCCATATCTGCAAGTAGTCCAGAGGTAGGTCTTCGCCAGTGATCGGCTTGTGGCAGAACGCACTGATCGGTAGCTTGTCGTACAAGGCAGCGTAGTCTGGCAGGTAAGTCTCGAACCTGAAGGCTTCGCCATTGTGTGCCTTGACGGTACACCATATCCCCTCGACGTACTCGCCGTGACCACGCTCATGGTCGTAAAGGTATTCGGCACGTACCAGTATCTTGACTGGCGGCAGTGGGCAAATGAAGTTCATCGGCTTAAAAATAAGACTGCAATAAATGCGGCAAGTGATACTCCAATGCCGACCCCTACTCCTGCAACAAAAACAAACCACTCGAATGTATCGTTCATAGCTTGTGTCCCCTTATCTGTCTGCACTTCTTTCTGTCTTCTGCGCTGAAGTCCGGGCTGATCTCAGCAACGCCGCAGGCAAGCGACGGTTCGGCATTTATAACTCTCGAACTGAAATACAAACTGAACAGAGCAATCGCGACATAGAAAGCAATCGCCACTATCTCTGGCATTCTTATTTCATTTTCCGTGCTTTTATTTTCACCATGCATTCTCCGCATTTCCATCGTCTTGTCCTCCCGTTTGGGCTTTCTATCCACTCGCCGCCTGTACGAAGCGGTCGCCGGTGATTGCAGTTTGTACACCACCTCTCGCCTGTTGCTGCTTCAACTGCTGCTGTTGCTTTCTTTAACGTGTTCATTCTTTCATCCAATAACGCAGCTCAACAATCTGCGCACACTCCCGTAGCTTTGATACGTTAGTCCGCTTCATCACCTCAATGGCAATCGCCACAAAGGTCTCTATCTCTGCACGCTCTTCGTCTCCCCAACCGATGAGTTCTGCGACGCACGATTTGAGACGTTCATCTTTAAGTTTTGCCAGTGCTTCAACAAGATACTCAAGCTCTTCTCTTGGTAGTGTCGCTCTTTCTCTAAGCAGGTACTGCATTCGATCGGCTTGTTCAGCAACGAAGTTTGCGTCTGGCCGCACGCGTGGCATTTCATCTCCTCTTCTCCGACATTCTTTTCTTTATGCTTTCAGGTATTTTCGGTTTCGGGCACCAGCCCAAACAGTCATCTGACCATGTACCTACAATCAATACACCGCCGGGGTTCAACAGCAAGAGGCTGGTATTGCGCGGCGGCGGATCGGTTTCTGGATCACGAAACCATAACGCGTCCGTTGTTACTTGTAAAAATTCAGTCACTTCAATCCTTTACTTTAATAGTCGAACCCTCTTGCATTTTTGTCTCGGCGAACTTGTGCGCTTTCACAATAAACGCATATCCGCTGTCGTACTTAATATGCACCAGAGAATCCTGCTCTTCCCAGCATCCGTCAATCTTTTGGTTGCCTGCAATCACGTACAAATAGTATTTCCCACGGCACCAGTCTGCTTGCTTGTTAGTCAGAATGATTTCAATAAGCCCGTCATGATATACCCACCACCTATTCTGATGCGACGTTTCTTTAAGGATGACGCCGGCATAAGCTGGCACGGCTAACAAAAAGGCAAGCAGGAATTTAATCATCTCGATGGTCCTTCATCCATTCGATTACGTCCTCCTCCAGCCAGAGCAGTTTGCTGGTGCCGGGGATGATGATCCTCGGCGGCAGTGTCTCTGGCCGACGGCTTGCATCTGAACGGATTGTTTCAACCGCTCGACGCAACAGCACGGCCATCTCTTCTACGCCCAAGGTCTTGATCGTCATTTGTTTTCTTCCAGCTCTATTAGTTTGTCAAGATAGTGTCTTGCTTTTTTCAGGTCATCAACGCCGGCCTTGTCGCGCCAGCGTGTTACGTACTTGATGACGTTACCTTCAAAGAATCCAATACCGTTGGCGGCAATGAAGTCCCACGGTTGTATGGCACGCAGGTAATGTGTGCCGCCTACTTGCTGATCGTTCGCTGACATCAGTCGATCTCCTTCATGTAATACGGTGTCTCGAACCCATCGCCCCGCAGAGGCAGGCCCTCCGCCCATGGGATTGGTCTGCCCATGATCTGCTCTGCCAAATGCACGTCACGCGGACCGTCGATTAGTTCCTCTGCCACGATCTCATCGTGGACCGTGGTCAGCAGGCTGAAGCCTTCGTCATCTAGCGCCAGCATGGACTCGGCCAGCAGGTCTCTGGCAATCGCTTGGGTAATGTTTTCCACCAGCTTGCCACCGTAGGTAGGCACGCGTGTCCACTGCTTCGTCTTCTGGTCCAGCCCCTCATAGGTCAAGGACCCGGCGCGTGCGATCTGGAACTTGCTACCGTCGGCCTTCTTTCGGTACAAGTCTTCCGCCTCGATACGCGGCTTGACGTAGGCAAGGCGGCGACCTGATGGCAGGCCGATGAACAAGAAGCCAGACTCCCAGATAAACGTCAGCTTGCTGCGGCCACCGGCAATGGTCACATCAACACTGGCCTTGCGGCTGACGGCTTCCTTGGCCGCGCCCTCGCAGTCGTACCAGAACTGCACGACCTCGGGGTTCGCCTCTCGCCATGCAACCTTGATCGGCTCCAGCTCATCCTCTGTCAGGCCCATGTCCAGTGCGCCCATGGTCTTCAATGCACCGGCTCCGCCTTGATACCCTAGCGCCAGCTCTGCGACCTTGCCTTTAAAACGGTAGGGCGACTTCTTGTCTACGCTACCCGGCGGCAGCTTGAACATTTGCTCTGCCGACGCC